GGAAAGCCATTTTGTCTCATATGACTAATTGTCTCTGGTCGTGCGGAATCTGCAATTATTGGCCATTTTTCAGCTTCCGGAACAGTCATAAATAAGTCTGGAGTATTTACAATTTCACAACCTACCATATACGCCTCATAATCAACGTATAATTTTCTACCATCAATCCATAACCTAACTAAAGTTGTAGGGTCAACGGAAAACCCCCAATCGGCACCAAATCTAAAATGAGCGTCACTAGGCGTTTCAAATTCCTCTTCTCTCCAGTTTCTAAATACCCGTTTCTCGCTATTTTGAACATAATCACCTAACCAAACGTGTTGGTATTTATCCATGTCGCGAGATTTATCATATTCCGCCTCCTCTTTCAGCACTTCTGGAAACCAAGGGTTATCCATGTAGTTTGCTTCTATGATAACAGAATTTTTCGGTAATTTATCGCTTCTCAACAAGACATCGACAGGGTCCGTTTTATTGTAAGGATTCCACGAAAACCATAATTCTGAACCAGGCTTTCTGATGGTCGGCCTTAATAAATCCAAACTTCTTTGGCTTAAGCTTTGAGCTTCTTCCACCCATGCCCAGTCGTAACCCTCTAAGGATTTTATCGAATCAGCAGTATGATTTTGCATTCCCTGAAATATTATAAGCCCGTCCCCATGCCGAGCTTTTATCACCCTATCCTGAACTTCAAAATAAGAACCTACTCCCATACTTTCGATTTTCAGCTCTAGCAATCTTTTAACTGACTGCTCTAATGATTTTTGAACCTCACGAATACAAACCCCTCGTGAATTGGGATCCATGATTAGCTTTTCAATACCAGCTTCACCGAAAAAATGAGATTTGCCTGAACCACGACCGCCATGAACGCCTTTGTATCTCGCTGGAGATAATAGAGGTTCTGCCCATTCTGGGGTTTTAATTTTCAGTTTTTTCATTCTTTACAATAACTCTTTCTATGGTGTGAAATAGTGGGTTTTCAGCATCACCGGATAGCTCATGTTTATCCTTCCACCCGAAGTTTTTGAGTGCGAAGATAGGCCCTGCGGCGTTCCCCCCTAGCAAGTGGTCTTCATATACGCTTTCTATTAAAGTTCGCGCTCTTTTTATTGTGTGGGAAAATTTATCTATTTTCTCCATGTCATAGAAAGAAGCTCTATCACAAAATCCTAAAAAAAGGATTAATTTTGTAATTGTAGGCCGTTTCTCTTCGTTCTTACAACCGTCAAAATACTCTTCGATTTTATTCTCAAGCTCTTCGGCTGTTGCGTATTTTGGTGGTCTTCCAGCTACCATATCACACTACAAAAATTGCTTAAACTATCACGTTTTTACGGGTTGAGCTTTTTTATTAATATTTTTTTTAAGGATTAGATTTGCAATATTTAAAAATTCACTTCTACTCTCCAAAGTTGGTTCTATTTTCCCATTCGGTATCCATCGGTCTAAATTTCTATTCATTGTTTCACATGAAACGTTATAAATATTATGCAACCATTTTAAATTACTCACTTAGCTCTCCTCCTCATACCCTCCAAGAACCCCTTATTGTAGCCGTCCTGCCATGTAATTTCGTTGATGCCTGGTAACGGACATAATGGGGGTAGTGGGGCTAGACAGGCGAATTTTTGATAGCAGTAGCCGTTTTCGAATCCTATGTCATATCCTGAGCAAAAATCAGATATTCCGAATGATAGAGAAATGAGTATTAGGATTATTTTAATCATATAATATCAAACTGCTTTATTTTGTTAACCCTCTCTAGTCCAAGCCGAAATTTTCCACGTCTTTTTTTCGGTAATGAAAGATAGGCCCTTGCAATATGTTGATATGTCATGTGAATCTCGTCTTGAGGAATGCTTTCTTCCCGGCAGAATCTTACAGCTTCCATAGCTATTAATCTTTGCATTCTATTTTTCAATATCCACTTTTCTTTCCGCCCTTACGGCCCTTTTTGGAACCTTTTTTACATCCCATGATTTTCCTCGTTTAAGATATCTTCAGATTTTTTTACAGAAACACCACATTTTCTACAAATCTCCTTAACTTTTTTTATAGGCATACAAACAGTCCATGTAATTGATCCGCTTATGTCCATAACTGTCTTGCTTGGGTCTGAACATTCGTTCATTCTTGTTATGCTTCGTACATCAATAGCGACTACTCCGTCATGAGCATTATCTTCATTATATATTCCCGGTATCCCTAGCTCCTCTAAATCTGGTGCATCATCATTTTTCCACTTACAAGGAAATTCGACTAATTGAGGAGTCCAGCACATATTTAAAATTTATGAGAATGTCCACAGTAAAAACAATACCATCCGCCATTACCGGTAAAAATCATTAATTCGGAACAATTGTGACAATGCATACTATTACCCATAACTCTATAATAATGCATTATGTTGATAGATGCAAGAACTATTCACATATAATCAACATTTGTTGATAGAATTTTAGTTTTTTTAGTCTTGTCAGGACTTTATTTCAATATAGATTCTATCCAGGAGGATAGTATTATGTCAAATAATTGCGGAAATTGTAGACACACATTGGAGATAAATGGGGAACTGAAGTGCGTTAGGAACCCCCCGCATTTTTCAGGAATTTTTCAGGATTAAGAGGAGAATCTTTCGGCCCTTCATATTCAATGCTTTTTTCTCCGAATAACCAAATAGTTCTCAAAGGAATCAAATTTGCGTGAAACACGTGGTTATTATCAAACCGATATCCTGAGTCTTCAGTTTCTAGCATTCATGTCCCTTTCAATTTCTTCTATTTCTGATTTTACTTTTGGCATTATAAATTTATTAAAAATTTCTTCTTCACGCATAAATCTTACTGATAATCCAACTTTAATATCCGATCCGTCTTCCATTATTGAATTTGGCGAAAGATTTGCAGATGGAAACGTAAATTCAACACCTGTTCCTGGAGTGTAATTTTTAGGCTTAAATCCCTTTTTACCGAATAATCTTTTGATTAAATCAAATAGTTTTTTCTTTACGGACATACCATCCCCTCCAAAACCTCAATCCTGTCTTCTAATTCTTGGATATACTCAACCATAGTTGATATAACCATAACTAAAGTCCTTTGATTTTTAGGAATTCCAAGTTTTTCGCACGCGTCTTCACCAAGTTTTTCTTCTATTTTATCCATTTTTGCGGCCACTCCATTTCTTTAGAAATTATAGGTATTTTAGATTGTTTTTTAGGTTTTTTGAAAATCTCTGTAGCGTGCTCCATACTATAAAGCAAGCATACTGTGCGGTTTTTATTAGTTGGATGCGGATTTAATAACATTTGTTCTTCTTCTTTTTCTTGTTTCAATTTTCCTCCTCTAAAACGTTCCCGCACCAATCTTCAATTTCTTTATTTAGTTTATCTAAGGGTGAGCTTTTAATTTTAAAAGATGCAGGAGATGGAGGGTGTGTAGCAACATCTCCTATGTGAGGAATTGTAGGCATGCTAGTTGCGGTCCCATATATGTCTCTTAATCTTAATAACGCCATAACTAACCTTTCGAAATATCAACAGAAACAGCCTTTCCGAGAGTATCTGAAATTTTGGCGTACATCTCTTTCATATCTTTTAATCCATCTTTTTGTACTTTGGATATTTCAATATGGTATTTTTCTTGCATTTCAAGTTCTTTTTTCTGATAATCACCTGCGTTTTGCTGCTTGCTTTTTTCAAGCTCAATTGCCATTTTCTCTTCTTTCATTTTAACGAGATGTTTAATTTGTTTTTCTTCTAAATCCTTTTTAGCTCTCACCTCATTAAGTTCAATTTTTGTTTTGGAAAGCTCATCTTTTACGTTTTCCAAACTTTTTTTAGCCTCCTTTAAATCTTTTAAAGGTTTGCTTTCTTCCAGTTCCAACACCTCAATTAACGCTTTTTTAATCATATTTTTAAACATTTTTTTCCTCCTAAAGATTCAAATTTACAGCGGCTTTGCAACAAAGAAAAATTGCTGTCATTAATACCGCTGATTTTATGATGAAAATAATTGTGTCTTTCAAAACCCCTCCTGGTTAATAGATTTTATGATTGTTTCCTCCAGCTCTTCGATTTCGTTTTCGTCAAGCTCTATTATTTTTTTAGACGATTTTTCGTAGACCTGAGAGATTTCTACCATGTCAGAAGAGCCGGGGTCCGTTGCGCAATCTAAATTGTCCCCTGGGATAAAATCGTATTCGGCTATAACTTCTATTTCGTCATCTCCTACGTAAATTTTAGATTCGTGGTCTCTTGTCATTGTTTTCTCCATCAATTTT